ATCGCCACGGCCCGAAAGTTGCTCAAGATCATCTACGACACGCTGAAAAACGGCTGGGTCTTCGAAGACTTCCCGGCCTTCAAAATCGCCGGGGAAACAATCCCCGCTGGACAATCATCATAGGAGCGCCGGATCGATGCGGCTGGCCTGAAGGCGCTCCCGCAGATAGTGGTATTGGATCTCCGCCTGCAGATAGAAGATCCGCAACGGCCGGCTCGGCGCAAAGCCGAGGAAGGGCACGCCCGCCGCCATGTGGACGAGCAGACTGATCAGGAAGTCGCTCTTACCGACCTTGGGCGCGCCACCGAGCACCAGCATCCCGCCGGGCGTCAGCAATCGCGGCGCGATGATGTCGTCCGGCATCGGGCTCGTGTCGTCGAGCAGCGCGCCTAGCGTGAAAACCGGCAGAGCGGACATGGGCGGCGCTTCGAGGCGTTCGAGGGCAGGGCCGTGCCGCTCTTCATGCAGTCGCCAGAGGCGCTGTGCTTCCGAGGCGAGCTGTTCGAGCGGCCAGCTGGGACGGAGCTGAGCGGCGTTGTACTGACAGATCGCTTCCCACGCGTCGTCGCGGCTCATGCGGCCCTCATGCGCCATGCGGACGTAGTGGCCGATCGCGGCGCTTGCCCCTTGGAAGCGGGTCCAATCGTCCGATCCGCCTTCGCGGACCGGCGTCGTCAGGACATCTGTGATCGAGGGCTTCTCAGTGGTCGGTCCGGGCTCGCTTCCGACGCCGGCGAGCGGCGGCATGTCGACGACGAGCTCGGCGAAGTCATGCAGGTGGGCCTCGATCCGCGGGCTGTGGCGGCGGATGTTGACCAGCCGCTTGAACCCGCCCTTGTGATAGACCGAACCAGCCAGACGGATCGGCTGATGTGCCGATCGGAAATGGGTGTCGCCGCCGACCTTGACCGCGATGTCGCCACGCAGGCGACAGAGAAGTGCGATGTCCTCGCCCTCGGCCGGTTCGCTCAGACGCCACCAGACATACAATTTGTCGAGGCCGTCCGGCGTCCGACCGCCGCTTTCGACGAGCAGGGTCGGCTCGCCGAGATAACGGATGAGGTGATCGAGCTTGGCGGCGATATCGCCTACGTCGAGGTCGACAAGAACGGTCTGCATCTGCCGAACATCGGCAGCCTTTGCCTTGCCGGTCTCGGCGACCGTCCCCGGCACCACATAGAAGGCGGCACCCTCGCGCGCCGCCCCGCCGGCGAAAGCAACCGCCTTCTCCAGCAGACTGTCGTCGATCTCGATCCAGGCGTTGTGGGGGCGACCGTCGATGCCTTGACCCTTGTCGACGAATCCGCGCAGCGGCACCCAGCCCTCGCAGTAACCGAAGACGACATCGAGAAAGACGGCGATCTGCTCGGGATCCGGCTCGATGTCGAACGGATCGGCCTGCGGCGCGGCGTCGTTGAAATCGCGCCAGGCATCGAGGGAGACGACCTTGTTCTCGTTCATGCCGGCATTCCCCAGCAACGCTCCGCCCACGGGCACATCCGGCACTCGTGGAAGTCACGGGTCGTAGCGATGCGCGGCAGCAGGTCCCCTGCATCCGTCGCCTGAAGGATCCGCACGGCGCGGTCACTCATGCGTTGGGCCAGGCTCGCGTCGAACGGCACGAGTTCGTGGTGCAGTTCGGCGGTGTCCTTGTTGATCGCCGTGAACAGCGCCGGATTCTCGGAAATGCCCAGGACCTGCGCTTCCATGTAGGCCTGGTAGAGGGCGACCTGCGCCGCGAAGACGGGCTTCGCCACGGCGACGCCGTTGGCCACCGTCTCGCGCCAGTTCCTGGCGTTCATCGTCTTGCATTCCCAGAGCGTGGGAACACCGATGCCCAGCGGCTGGGGAGCGGCGGCGATGATCCCGTCGACATGACCGCGGATACGGCCACCCGCGACCGAGAAGTCGAATTGCTCTCCGTCGGCACGGTTGCCCTTGCGGGTGTAGAGATCGAACCCGGCGCCACGCAGCCAGCGGATGGCAAGGTCTTCGAGCGCGTGTCCGATCTCGAATATCCGCAGCGTCTGATCGGAGAACCCCTGGCCTTCGTCCTTCGGTGCTCCCGCGAACTCGAACTGAAGGGCGCGCTCGCAGGGGTGTCCGAGGCAGGAGCCGCCGAGATAGGTCCTCGGCGGGATCGCCGCGCGTTCAGCGGCGATTGCCTCGTCGATGACCGCGTTGATGCGTTCGGCGCAGGTGGGGCGGTGGTTGTAGTCGAGCATCAGAACGGCGCTTCCGCCTCGGCGTCGGCCGCCATGGCGTGCATGGCGTCCTGGAAGCCGCCGACGGCGACCTCGATCAGCGTCAGCACCTGCGCTTTCGAGAGGTCGGAGAAGCGCACCTGCCAGCCGATCTCCTCCATGATCTCGGCGACCGGCTTCATGGCCGCGCGGATTGCCGCTTTCTTCTGTTCGGTGAGATCAACCATGGCCCAGCGCTCCCGCGCCGAGCGCGTCCAGAAGCCTTGGCAGGCCATCGAGCAGAACCAGACCGAGGGGCGCTGTTGCTTCGCCCGCACCGGGTCGAACCAGCCAAAGCCACGGGTGGGCCGTCGGCAGACGGCACAGAGCGTTCCGCGCGGATGCCAGAGCCGTCGCCGGTCCTCGGCCGTGATGTGTGTGAGAGGAGCCATGGGTCGTGCCACCCTCCCGATGGCCGTCTCGAGCGCGGTCTCGGCCGCTCCGAACACGAGGGAACGGATGGCATCGCGGTTGAAGCGGAAGGCGAGCAGCGCCGAGGCCTGGTAGCGGGTAAGCCCGAAGTCCTGCCGATACTCGGGCGGCAGGAAGGCGAGTTGCCGGTCGGTCGGTGGCTGGTTCAGCCAGTTCCTGGTCTTGTGGGCGCTCTCGTCGCTCTCATGCTCGTTGAGCCAGTCATCGGCTGCGGCCAAGCAGACGGTTCGCTCGCCCACCGCCAGCAGATGCGGCCGCTGCTTTTGCAACCCGCCGACGCCGTACCAGCGGCCGTTCAGGAAGAAGACGCCGCCCCAGGCATCGAAGCCGTTGGCGATGAGTGCGGCATCGTCGCCGAAGAGATCGCACCAGCGGAAACTCGACCGTTTGAGGAGATCGATCTCCGACATCACGAAATCGCCGAGCGGCGTGATCTCGCCCGCGTCCTCGCGCTCCCAGAGATGACCGCACAGCAGGCATTCGACGGTGGCGAGTGGCACCACGGCGCCGCAGTCCGGGCAATCCTTGGTCGGCGCCTCGCCGGTGGGCTCGCGTCCGTTCAGGTCGACGTCCTGCTCCAGCGACCCATGCATCAGGGTCGATGTGCCGAAGTCGAGCACGATGCAGTCAGTCTTGATGACGCCGGGATGTTCCTCGGGCGAGACCATGCGCAAGCCCCGGCCGACCATCTGAATCATGGTCGACTTGTAGGAGCTCGGCTGCAGCAGCACGACGCAGCTCGTCGGCGGGTGATCCCACCCCTCGGTCAGCACCGCGACATTGACGACGACCCGCAGATCTCCGGCGGCATAGGCGTCGAGGGTCGCCTTTCGATCCCTATCGGCCATGTCCCCGTGGATCAGCCCGGCGGCGACGCCCGCCGCGTTGAAGGCGGCTGTCACGTTGCGCGCGTGGTCCACGGTCGAACAGAACACCACGGTCTGACGCTCGCCGGCCTTCTCCTGCCAGTAGCGGATGACGGCGTCCGTGACCGGCGAGCGGTTCATGATGGCGTCGACCTCGGCCATGTCGAAGTCGTCGACGGTGCGGCGCACCTTGTTGAGCTGGTCCTGGACGCCGACGTCGACGACGAAGGTGCGGGGCGGCACGAGATGGCCGGAGGCGATCAGCTCCCCGATCCGGATCTGATCGGCCACGTTCGAGAACACGGGCCGCAGACCGCGCTTGTCGCCCCGGTTGGGGGTCGCCGTGACGCCGTAGATCCGGCACGTCGGATTGCGCTGCAGCGCGGTGTCGATGATGCGGCGATAGCTGTCCGCCGCCGCGTGATGCGCCTCGTCGATCACCAGGAGGTCGAGCGCGGGGAGCTGGTCGAGATTGGCTGCACGCGCCAGCGTCGGCACCATGGCGAAGGTGACCTGTCCCGCCCACGACTTCTCCTTCGCATCGACGACCGAGGTCGTGATCCTGGGGTTCACCCGACCGAACTTGCTGCGGTTCTGAGCGGTCAGCTCATCGCGGTGGGCGAGCACAGCAACTTTGGCGTCCGTGCTCTTTGGCATCTCGCCGACCACGCGCCCGACGACGCCCGAGAGCATGATCGTCGTGCCCGCTCCGGTCGGAGCGACGCCGAGAGTGTTTCCATGTTCGTCGAGCGCGCGGACGCTGCGCTCGACGAACTGCTTCTGGCGAGGCCGCAACAGCATGATGGCCTCACTGCGCCCAGGACGGCCGCGCACCCGGCGACGGCGTGGAAGGCTAGGGCATCGAGGGCTGCGACGGCTGAGCCTGCGGCTGCGGCGCCACGCCGGCCACGCCCATGATGGCGGCGTATTCCTTGTGATCCGGCGTCACCGCCGCGCGGATCTCGTTCTTCTCCTCGCCGTTGGCGTCCGTGCCGACGTCGATCCGCTCCACGAACTCGACGCCGTCCAGGTCGGCGAACCCGCCGATGCGGCGTGCGGCCTGTGCCTGGGCCGAGTTGTCCTTATCGGAAATCCCTCGGGCCGAGTTGAGCATGCCGCGAATGAGGCTGCGGCCCATGTTGGCCCAGTCCGGTCCCTTGGGGCTGTAGAGCCCGATCAGGGTGAAGATCTTGCGCCGGGCGTAGGGCCCTTCGAGCACCGTGAACTCGCCCGAGAGGTAGACCGAACCGGTCGTCCCGCGCGTGGCGTAGCCGCCGGTCCATCCCTGCTCCGGGTCGTCAAAGCCGCCCGGGCGAATCGTCAGGCACACCTTGGCCAGCGTTCCCTTGGGGATAAGGTTGGCGTTCTGCTTGGCGTCGTTGAAATCGTTCCAGGATCCAGTCATGGCTGGGGTCTCCTCGTTCAGGCGTTTTCGGAATGGGTGGGGGCGTCGGCGGCCGGGGCCGTCGCGGTCCGGGGCGGACTGCGATAGTCGAACCGCTCCGAGGCGGGCTTCACGGGCCCGCGGATCTTCTCCATCAGGCGACCGAGATGCGGCTCTTCGACCGGATCGAGGCGGCCGGAGCGGTCTTTCGCCGGGAAGTTCCACGGATTGATCGTCTGGCAAACGAAGGCCCGGTACGGCGTGCCGGCATCGTCCTTGATCTCGGCCATCGTCAGGACTTCATCGACGATGCCCGGCAGCTCGAGGCCGGTTTTCGAGCCATCGATCTGCGGAAGGAAGATGCGCCGATTGAAGTCGTAGTATCCGTGTTGATCAAGTGGCATTTGGTCTCCATTTCCTGTTGTCGCGAATGAGCGCGTTGGCCAGCACGATCAGCTTTCGCATGATGGCGGCGATGGCGACCTTCGAGGGCTTTCCTGCTT